CTATCCCTGCAAGTGCATTGAAACCAGGTGTTTTTAATCAAGATATTATACAAAAAGCAGCTATGTTTAATAGCATACCTCCACCTCCTAAACCTTCTCCTATCATAGATCCTACCCCGCCAGTAATTCAATTACCAATTGAAGTCAATAAAACTTTACCTTCGTATAAAGAAATGGCATTTGGGCTTACAGAAAGTGTTAAAAGCACTTTAATGCAAATAGCTAAAGGTGGGCAGGCGTTTGCTGAAAAACATACAGTGGATATGAGAATGGGTGAATGTTTGAAATGTGATTTTTTGATACCTGCTCAAAGTAGATGTAGTAAATGCGGTTGTTTTATGAACGTTAAAACTCGTTTACAGACCTCTAAATGTCCTATAGGTAAGTGGTAAAAAAATAGTAAGCGCCGTATAAATATAATATATGGGCTTTTCAAAAATCATTTTCATTCAAAACCAAACAGGTACTGGCGCTAATGCTTTAAATGGTAGAGGCGGTTTACCAGCGTTATCCACCATATCTGCAACTACCGGTCCTGAAGGTGCAGCAGAACCAGCTGTTAGAATCAATCAAACAGCTAATGAATTCTTAACCGCTTACATTACTGGTTATTATTTCCAGCAATCGGTTTACAATGGTAGCCCAACTTATGTAGCAAACCAGAACGGTATCTTTACTTCTACAAACGGCGGTAATACATTCCCATATAAACTTTATTATAATAAGGATGAGGGTTATAATACTTTAGATTTCACTCTATCAGCTACAGGTCAGCAATGCGCTTCTGGTTTACAGACTGCAACAATTATTTGGACACTAAGTACAACAGCCCTTTCTAGTACATCAGCTGGTACTACAATACCTGTCGAAGTTGCAAACGCTCAGGCATCATTTGATTTCGGCGTAACAAATGCACCATTCGTTTCCGCTACGACTAACGTCTTCTGTGTACCAACACCTTATCCAGCAGGTGATCCAGTATATGTATGCTTTGACGAATTTGCACGTCTACAACAATATCAAGGTTAATAAAAAAATATCTTAATCCCATATAGCCGGGCGAGACATCGCCCGGCTTTTTTTATAAATAGATATATGGCTGATAACAATTACTATTCAATTGCCGATCAAGACGGAGTAGTTATAGAAAATAAAGACTTTCCTGATCCAGGTGTAAATAGTCAAGACTATTCAGATATCTTTAAATTATCTCACGCTACTAATATAGTGTTAAGAAACTCTAGTATAGCTGGTGGTACAGAAGATTGTATAGACATGAATAGAGATTGTAATAACATACTAATAGAAAACGTAAGATTACATTCCGGTGGTAGTTATTGCATGACCATTAAAGGTGGTACAAAAAATGTAACCTTAAAAGACATTATTGTACAAGCCCACGGTAAAGAAACTGACATTGATTTAGGTAACTGGAGTGATCAGTCAAATGAATTAACTACTAACATTACATTAGAAGACGTTCAGAGTATGGATGGTAGCCCGGTCAGAGTTAGAGTTCTCTGGGCTGATCCGCCAACTGTAATTAATAGCAACGTAAAAGTTACAGTTGTACCAAAGTGGATGGTAGCTATATATCGTTTTCTACGTAAACATCATCTTGTACCATAATATGGAAGACTATAAATTAATATTTGAAGCATATCAAAAGGTAAACGAAGCCCAATTTTCAATGTGGGGGAATTATAATGATTCTTCTGAACAACCGAAAAAGCAATTAGCTAAGTTTAAACATCCTAAGCGTGATAATAAAAATAGCACATCTTTTACCACAGCATCGTTACCAGGTGGTACAAGATCAATTAATATAGCCGCAATGGGTACAGGTGGTGGCATTGCTGAAAACGAAGAAGTAGAAGTAAAAGGTTATGGCAAGATGACAAAAAAACAAATTCGTGAACTCCACTCTAAAGTAAAAAAGCAGGCAGAAGAATTAAAAAGAAAAAATAACACATCTCAATTAAAACCAAAATTAGAGCTTTTAAAAACTTTAGCTAATCACCTGTAATTGTGAAACAAAATCCTTACTACTTTGAAATTAAAGACATGCTTTCGCAGTTTGTTACTGCGTTTGATGACATCGTCATTAAAAGGTTCAATGTAAATAGGAAAGTAGAAGATAGAATTTCAGTCCGTTACGTGTATTCACCTAAACAAAGAGTACTTTACGATATTGTAAATCTAGCTCAGAACATGACGTTACCTGCCGTGGCTATAACAATAGGAGGTATTACAAGAGATAATAATAGAGTGTTTAATAAGCTTGATGGGTTTTACTACAGTCAGGGTAGTAACAAAAAATCAGGTCATTTAAAATCTCCAGTACCTATTAATATTACAATTAACATGTCCATTATTACTAGATTTCAAACGGACATGGATCAAATTTTAAGTAATTTCGTACCGTATACTAATCCATACGTTGTAATAGGTTGGAGAATACCGAACGAAATGGGGTTACCGACTGAGCAGGAAATAAGAAGTGAAGTATTGTGGGATGGTAGCATTCAAATGCAGTATCCAACCGATCTCAACGGTCAAGAAAAAGCGAGAGTGATAGCTGACACAACATTCACAATTAAAGGTTGGTTGTTTAAAGAGCAGACTTCAGGTGTAGATAACATATACTACATTAAAAATAATTTTAACGTTGAGAGTTTATTAACTGATTATGAAGACTTAACAGGCAATACATATACATACCCAATATCAACTGGGCTATATACTGAATCAGAAACAGTAACAGTGTCTGCTACTCCATATATTACTAATATGTACTATAATACTATATTGGTAGATGGTAATATATCTTTAATGCCCGGTACATCGGGAGTGGTTATGTTAGAGGGTTATTTTGATTTTGTTACCGGTGTAATGTTATCATCCAACAATCTTACTTTATTCAACTCTTTAACAACTATAGATATATTAGGTACACAAAATACTACTATTACAGGGCAATTAATTAACAATTATCTTAAAGTTGGTAACAATATAATTACCTTTGTTTTACCGCCTTTATATCCAAATTTTAGATACCCCGATGCATTATTAACATTCGTACCATTTAATAAAGCCGGGTTTGCTAATTCAACTGATACATATGAGTCAACGTAATACAACATACTTTTATTTTGGACAACCAGGTCCAGCTATATCTATAACACCGTCTCAGTCTATACCTCCTTCTATTACACCGAGCATTTCTTTATCACCTGAACCGACCTATTCTCCTACACCAACACCTACGTACACACCAACCATGACACCATCGAGAACACCTCAACAAACTCCTTGTGCGACAAGAACTCCAACTCCAACACCAACACCGTCTGCAACCATATCCGTAACCCCAACCCCTACTCCTTCATCATAATTTATAAAGAGTAATACGGTACTTGTAAGGATATGTAAGATAGAATAACTGTAAAATACTATTAAATAATTCAAATGGCTGACAATAAGAATATATCCAATTCTGGATTTTTTAAAAATTTAACAAATAAACTACCTTATCAGTCATTAGATCTTAATGCAGTTTTAGGTCAGTTAAATCCTAAATATGAAGTTTTTCAAGACACTGGTTCAAGAAGAACGGAAGCTTTAGCCCGTCAATCTATATTCTACGATAATGAATATAACAACCTACCATCCGGTTCAATAGCTAAAGGTGGTGTATACAGCGATTTAGTTTACGCAAACATTCAGCAAGATAAAGGACCAAGAATTCTGGACTATAGAATCATGGCAGCTTTTGCTGAGGTAAGTGATTGTTTGGATGAAATTTGCGATGAATGTATTAATAAAAACGATCACGGCGAGATTGTAAGATTACATTACCGTAATATCGAACTTAAAGACGAAGACAAACATAAAATAGAGGGTGAATTTAAGAAGTATATTCAAAATTTTGAATTAGAAAGAAAGGGTTGGGAGTATTTTAGACAACTTCTTATTGAAGGTGAGATATATTTTGAACATATTATTCATAAGTCTTACCCAGAAGAAGGTATATTAGGTATCGTTCAATTACCTACTGAGTTAATCGATCCAATCTTTGATAATATTCAAAACATGATTATCAAAGGTTACATACTACGTAAACCTATTTTTGATCCTAATAAACCAAACAAGATCGAAAAGTATGAGTTCATTCCAATGGATAAGAACCAGATAACATATATTAACTCTGGTATTTGGAATCAGGACAAAACATTTAGATTACCTTTTATCGAGAATGCTCGTAGAGCTTACAGACAACTATCGTTGATCGAGGATAGTATTGTAATTTATCGCTTAGTAAGAGCTCCAGAACGTCTCGTATTTAACGTCGATGTTGGTAATATGGCACCACCAAAAGCTGAAGCTTACCTACGCAAGTTAATTCAAGAGTACTGGAGCAAAAAGACATTTGACGTAAATCAGCAATCTAACCCAGTACAAAAGTTCAATCCGCAATCCATGTTGGATAGTTTCTGGTTTGCCAAAAGAGCTGGTAGTGAAGGTACGTCAGTAACTCAATTAGCTGGAGGAGCTAATTTAGGTGAACTGACCGATTTAATGTACTTCGTGAATAAACTTTACAAGTCATTAAAAGTTCCAACTAACAGACTTAATACGGAGAGCACATTTAGAGACGGTAACGAAATACTAAGAGAAGAATTAAAGTTTGCGCGTTTTATAATTCGTTTACAACAAAATTTTGCTTCGGGTATGAAGAACGGATTCTTTACCCACTTAAAATTGAAAGGGTTGTTAGAGAAGTATGATATTAAAGAGCAAAATCTTCACTTAGAGTTTAACGTTCCGACTAACTTCTACGAGTTAAGAGAAAATCAAAAACTTGAACTTAAAGTAACTAACTTCTCAAATCTTGTGTCAAATCAATCTATATCACCTACATTCGGTCAAAAGAAACTTCTGGGTTGGACGGATATAGACATTAAAGCTAATAGAGAGTTCTTACGTAAAGATAAAGAATTAGAATGGGAGTTACAGCAAATTTTAAATGCAGGTCCAAATTGGAGAGAGCAATTAGCTACACCAGGAGCTCAACCTGCAACTGCTGAAGGTGGAGGCGGTGGTGGAAGCGCAGCACCAGCGGCACCACCAGCATTTGGAGGAGCTGCTGCAGGTACAGAACCGGCACCGGCAGGAGGTGGAGCAGAAGCAGCTCCAGCAGAGGGTGGAGCTCCAGCACCAGCAGCACCAGCGGCAACCTAAATATAACTAACTATGTCAGTCCCAGAACGTTGCGAAATAACTCCTATATCAGCTTTTCAAAGTTCTAATCTTTCAAGTAAGATTGTTTCTTTCGATAAGCTCGGTGATAGAATTTTAAGATCTCTAGGTTACCCTGCTATCAATGTTGAGGTTCATAGAGATCAGTTATTCGACAATATTAGTATTGCATGTGAGATGTTTAGTAAGTTTGCAGGTTATACTAGAGAGTATCTTATTTTTGATAGTAATCTTTATATACCAAATTATGGTTTGAAGTTAGATACTTTATTCACTGCTAGATCTAATCAAAGTTATTTGGAGCAAATTAAGAATAGACAGAATCCAAATGCAACACAAAATCCTCTTTTCAGTAAATATGTAGATAATCAAAAGACAGTTTTTGTAGCTAATAGTTCAATACCAGCGCAGTATTTTACAATGGTTACAAACTTATCAGCTACGTTAAGTGCTGGTATTTACGCCAATACCGTCTTTACTTTATCATCTTACGAGTATATTCTTTCAGTTGCTCCAAGCTTACAGCCATATTTTACCCGCAGCGCTACATATAACATTACACAGCTAGGTTCGGAAATATCAAGTCCTAACCCAGTATACTTAAACAGCTTTGACTACGACGTAATGGATTACAGAAAGGTAATTGCAATCGTAGACATGGAAGAGGGGTCCACATCTGGCATCAATACACTGTTTACAATTGAACAGACGTTAGCTCAACAAACATATTTTAGTTACGCGATGGGCAATTATGGGTTCGATCTTATCAGTTGGTACGTATTAAAAGACTGGTTAAAGAATCGTGAAAAGTTATTAGCTACTAAACCGTCGTGGGACTTTGATGATAGAACTCAAATAATGAGATTATATCCTCAACCTCAAACTTCACAAGGCCAGAAAATACAATATTACGCAGTTATACAGTGTTATGTTGAAAGACCGTTAAGAGATATTATTAAAGAGCAATGGGTATATCAATATTCTCTTGCTTTAACAAAAATTGTTTTAGGTAGAATAAGAGGTAAATTTACTAATACCACATTATTCGGTGGTGGGTTAGTTAACGCTAACATGTTAGAAGAAGGCATTCAAGAAAAGCAAGAACTTGAAAAGAAACTATATGAAGGCGCACCTGGATTTGGTGACAATGAGCCGCCAATGTTCTTCGTTGGTTAAAATAAATAATTCTATGAAGTTCAATGATTTAGTGCAGTACCTTTTAGATGAAGCTAAAGGGGTAGATCCAATGAAGTTTGCCTATAAAGGGGCACCTGTCGGTTTTAGAAAAGACACGAGCGTTGGTAACCCGGAGAAATATGTACCAGATAGCCCTTCAAGAAAACTATATACGTTAACAGGTGTACCTGTATCAAAAAGAGCTAAACCAGGTGAATATATTGTTAGAGATGTAATGAAGTATATTAAAACTTCTTTACTAACTACCATTGCAGATCCAGTAGAAGGTAAAAAACTACAAGATTTAATTAAAGAGTTTTCTAGCTTGTACCACGAATACGTTTCGGCTACAAGAGATGTAAAACGTTTAGATGAATTAATTGCTAAAAAATCTCAATCAGGTATGAGATTTTATCAAAAAGGCGGTACAAGTCGTGAGGTAACCGGCGGGACCGGCGGCAATACTACACCATCAAGTGAAATTGATGCTTTAAAAGAAGAAAGAGATGCACAAGAACAGAGAGCTGGTCAGTATAGAGAATTAGCAAATAAGTTTGTAGACGATAACAAAGCTGAATTAGAAAATATTCTTTCAGCAGGAGCAAAAAATTTCGTTGACGCCGTCAAGTCGTTAGAAGGGGGTCAAGTATTTAAATCTTTAGAGGATTTAGAAATAGTACCTGAAGAAGATGCGGGCGTTTCTGCTACTAAAGCGTACTTACATGATATTACAAAAGGTAAATTAAGTTTTGAGCCTCTTGAAAAATTTATTACAAATCAAAGAGAAGTACACGATAGAAATCCTTTTGTTTATCTATCCAACATATATAAATCATCCGTTGACGAAGCAGTAAGAAATCATTTAGTTGGTAAACCTGAAGCATTATTAAACTACGTTTCAAGAATAGTTGGATCAATTAGAACAATGAAAGGTAGTATTGCTGAGCCTACTAAAGGTAGAGTAGAGATGAAAAAGAAAGATCCTTGGCTTTCACAAGTAGCCAACCTTATCAAGAAACGTAGATACCAGGATGCTAAACAAGCAGTTAATGCAACTAAACTTGATAATGCTGCAAAAGCAGACTTGATGATGAACATCGATAAATTAAGTAAGGGTGAAATGACAGAAGCAGATGTCATTCGTCCTCTTTATGCAGCGTAGTCCATATAAGCAAGGTATTTTTAGACCACAAAATAGCCACAAGTATCTAGGTTCATCTTACTCAGAATATCGTCCAGGGTGGGAG